ATGCTCAACAGCGACGCGAAGGCGGCGCTCAATCGGGCTTGGCGGCACGAGATCATCGACCGGAAGATCCCGATTGTTTCGGTGCCGGAGGGAGACCCGGACGATCGGGTGCTGACGATCGATGAGTTGGCAACTCTGCGGAATGCTGCAGAGCAACCGCACCTGCAGGCCTTTATCATCACGATGATGGCCACGGTCGCCCGGCCCGGCACAGTCTTGGACTTGACCCGGGTTCAATGCGACCTGGAGCACGGCCTGATCGATCTCAATCCGCCAGGACGTGAACGGACCAAGAAGCGTCGACCCGTTGTGCGGTTGGTCCCGTCGCTCCGCCCCTGGGTCCAGGCGGCGGAAGGACCTCTGGTCTCCTGGCGAGGTGATCCCGTCAAGAAAGTGGCGAAGTCCTGGCGCGCGCTTCGCAAGGCCGCCGGCCTGTCCGACGATGTGGTGCCGTACACGATCCGGCACACGATGGCCACCGAGATGGCCGAGCGAAACGTGCCGGAACTGCAGATCAACCTGATGCTGGGCCACAGGATGCCGAACAGCAGGACCACGGATCGGTACTGGACGCGACGCCCCGGCTTCCTCATCGAAGCCGCCGAAGCGGTTGAAGCGGTTATACAGGAAATGGCCCAGGCGGCCCAGCGGCCAATCCAACCCAGCAACCCGGTGCGTGGCGGTTGCGTGTCAGCGCCTAGGTTACCCGTGCCTGGAAACGTCTGGAAAACTGGAGCGGGCGATGAGATTCGAACTCACGACCCCAACCTTGGCAAGGCCGTGGCCGCCTCGGATTTCTGCATAATCTTCAACTGGTTGCGGCGTCGGCCGCCGCAGCCGTGTCAGGATCTTGCCAATGACGCAGTGCATCACGATCCGCATCGCCGTCAAGAATGATGCCTTACACGAGGATCTGCACGGGGAGGTCTGGTCGATCCTCCACCGTCTGCCGATCGACCGGGTCCTCGACCAGCTCGCAGACGACGACCGCAGCGAGTTTCCGCTCCGAGACAGCAACGGCAACCGCTGCGGCCATGTCGTGCTCGAGTACCGGGAGGGTATCTGATGGACACCTTCTGCCCGGCGACCATGTGCCCGCTGATCGCCCCGAACGGCTCTCCCTGGACCGGTGAGAAGAACGCCCCCTGCCCGGGACACGAGCCGCGCCAGGCCGGCGACGATGGCTGCCCCTGGTGGGGCCTGTGCGGCGATGGCTGCGGGGCTGCGGCGGCTGCGATGGAGCAGGTCAATGAGGCTGACGCCGGGTTTCGCGTGCTACAGCTCGGACCGGTGCAAAAGAAGCGCGAGCGCGCCGCGCCGCGAGCGTACGACTGCCCACGCGCCGGCGACTGCCAGTGGCAGCGGGAGGCCGGTGATCATCTCTGCCCACCGCGACAGGCGCTGGCTCTCGGCCTCGACCCTCGCGTCACCACGTTCTAAGCAGATACCTATGGCTGCCCGTCTCTGCCATGCCACCTGCATCGCCGAGGCTGCCGAGACGGCAATGAAAGCCCCCGATATCGAGCGGCGAGAGCTGGGGGAGCTGGCCTTCGGCCTGCCAACCGATCGGATCCGCCGCATCAAGCAACTTGCCGAAGCCCCGGGCGCCGACGTGATCTGGATCACCGCCGACGCGTTGGACAACCTTCTGACCTGGTCCCGACGCTGGGACGCGATGCACGCCGGCTAGGGCATCCAGTCGCACGCCGCGGCGCCGGCCTCGTTGTGCTCGAGGAGCTGCTCGACCAGCCGATCCGAGATGACGTCAAGGTCGGCCGCGGCCGGACGGATCGGCTTGAAGATCCCGCAAGGGTCAATCGGACCACTTGCGCAGCCGCTCGCGGCGAGCATCAGGAGCGAGACGCTCCACGTCGTCACGCGCTTCATCGGCCCTCGCCTCCTTTTCCCGCTGCCGCGCCGCCTGCCGTGCCCGCTCGTTGGCGGCGCCTTCCCGGCGGGCACTGATCCTCACCCCGAAGAAGCCGGCCACCACGGCGGCCGCCAGCGCGATCCAGGGCCATATCTTGGAGATCAGCGCGCCGATCATTCGGCCTTCTCCTCGCGCCTGCGCTTCCAGAAGCGCACGATGAGCGCGAAGGCGATCAGCCCTCCCAGGGCCCCGGCGAGCCACGGCACGGCAGCCAGCAGCGGCGCCAAGGCCGGCGAAGTGGCCTGCTCGACAACCTGGTCGGCGTTTTCCGCCGCCACTGCGATGAGGGAGGCGGCGCCGGCGGCCACTCCTGCGACGGTGCCCGGGCGGTCGGCCTTCTTCTCACGTTCCGGCGCGTCGAACGGCTCTCCGGCCCAGCGCCGGCCCCATTCCCGGGCCGGGCCGATGTCGATGTGGATAAAGTGCTGCTTGGGGTAGAACCCGAAGCCGGTAAACCCGGCCCGGCGCGCGGCACTCTCGAAGATGATCGGATCGTGGTTCGCCATCGAGCAGTCGAAGGCGCTGCCGGTGAGGTGCTGGCTCGCCTTGGCACCGCCGACCGCTCGGTTGTGCTTCTCCGACCGGCCGGCCGACACGACCATGATCGGCTTGCCGAGCGCGTCGCGCAGCGCCTGGAGGCAGTCGAGCGCGTCGGTGTCGATGATCAGCTGGCCGCTGCCCTTGCAGCGCAGTTCCTGGGGCGAGAAGTCCGGCCAGCGCCACTCGATCGGCAGCGGGTCGGTGTAATGCGCCAGGCGGTAGATGGTCATCCCTTGTCCCCCTCGTTCATCTCGCGCGGCCGGATCGCTCCGGAGATCATCAGGCCGAACATGTCCTTGCGGAGCTCGGCCAGGTTGAGCACGACCTGGCCCATGTCCTGCCGCAGATCGGTGGTGGTCTGTTTCAGCGTCATGACGTCGTCGCGCACCGACATGAAAGCGCGGCGGCCGGCAATGTCGTTGCCGACCTGCTTTTCGAGGGTCTCGACCCGCTGGTTGAGCTTGGACGCCCACCAGATGAACAAGCCGATCTGACCGAGGATCGCGAGCGTCAGCCCGGCGATCGCCGTCCATTCGGAGATGCCCATCAGCCGATCCATGCGATTGCCAGGACGGCGCCCATCAAGGCGCCCGTGAGGATCTCACCGCTCTCGATCCAGTCGAACCGCCGGGGCCGGGAGACCCGGCCGGCGATCCAATAGCCGGCAAGATGCGCGGCGGCGAAGCCGACCGACAGCGGCACGACCCCGGAGAGACCCCAGGGCAGGCCGAGCAGCGCGCCGCGCAGGGCCCCGGTCCAGAGCAGCCCGATCGCGTCAATGCGGACATCCGACCAGCCCTTCCACGGCAGCAGGGCAAAGATCAGGGCGTGGCTCTCATGGCGCTTGCCGTCGATCGGTTCGCCCCGGTCGATCCCGGCCGCGATGTAGGAGCGGTGGCCGAGCACGGCCCCGGCATAGCCGCCGACGGCGGCGACGACCGTCTGCCAGCCCCAGGCCTCGAGCGCCCAGGAGGCGGCCAGGGCGGCATAGGCGCCCCAGCCGAGCCGCTGCCAGAAGTTCGAGCCGAAGGGCCCCGGCCAACGGTGGCCGCGCGCCCGCCACATCAGAGCGGTGAGGACGACCAGGCAGAGAATGTACAGCGCGTCGATCATGGCGAGGGGAGGATCGCCGCCGGCGCTTCCTCCCTCAATGCATCGGGTCAGATCGTTCTGACCAGAGCCCCGGAAAAAAAGGTCCCATCGCGACTCTGCTTTATCGCAACACCAGAGTTCCAGCGCATGTATTCGATATAGTCGCCAGCCTCGAAAGAGACGACGCCAGATACCTGAGCCGTAATTCGCGGCAGCGTGCCTTCATTGGTATTGATCAGAATGAAGTCGCTGCCGTTTTTCCGAATGCCAAGAGAAAACCGAGTTCCACCGGTCGCGTCAGCTTCCATTGAGGCGCTGATGTGATAGATGCCGGTGGTCAGGATCTCGATCCGAGCCGAACCGGTGTTGACGGTGACGCCATAGGCGAAGGTATGCGGGCTGTCGGAGTTGGACATGGTCATAGGTGACCACTCTGCGACCGTTCCCTCGGTCCCTCCGATATGGGCGCGGTTGGTCATCCAGCAGGGCACGGCCGCGACGCTGTCGACGTACTGCTTGGGGGCGGCCTTCAGGGCGGCGTCCGGGTCGGCCGGCAGGATGATGTCGCCGGTCATCGTGCCGCCGGACTTAGGTAGGTAGTTCGCGTCCTCGGCCTGCGCCTCAGCCAAGGTGATCGCGCCAATATCGGTGCGGACCTGGGCCGGCGTCCGGGCCTCGTAGGCGGTGTTGGCCTCGTTGCGCCGGAGGTAGGTGTCGGCGACCGCCGGGTCGGGCAGCGACAGAGCGGCCGCGCTCGCCGCCGCGTCGTCGGCGCTGGCCTGGGCGTTGGTGGCGCTGGCCGCGGCATTGCTGGCGCTGCCTGCGGCGTTGGTCTCGGCCGTCTCGGCCGCCGCCTGCGCCGCTTCGGCCGCCGTCTGCGCCGCCTGGGCATCGGCCACCGCGGCGTCGATCTCGGGCGTGCTCTCCGAGACGGTCAGGTTACCGTTGATGTCGAAGGTCAGGAAGCCGGACGGCAGCGCCAGGGGCAGCTCCAGATCCTTCGGCTCGACGTAGTCCGCCAGCCGCACCATGCGGTCCATCCGCATCTCGAGCTGGAGCATCCAGGCGGCGACGCGCTCGAGGAAGTCGTTGAGCCCGGCCATGTCGAACGGGCCGGTGTCGATGAAGGCGGTGGTCCGCTCGATCGGGATGTCGCCCATGATGGCGACGTGCTCGCCGCCGGCGAGCGGCGTCGTGAAGGTGACCGTGCCGCCGGTATCGCTCCCCGCCCCGCTGACCGTGTAGTCCGAGTTGGCGATCTGCTCGACGTTGTCGACCCACACCTTGAGGTCGGTGTCGGCAAAGAAGTTCCATGTGACCGAAAAGACGGTCTGGCCGGCTCCGGCGGTATAGTCCGCACGAGGGGGGCTGTCGTAGATGACCGGCATCGCTCACTCCACCCGATGATGGGGGAGGATCGGCGCCGGCACCCCTCCCCTCAATGCATCAGGGGCGATCCTCGCCGGCGACCTGCCGGCTGATCGCCTGGAACCACGGGATCTGTGCCCCAGGCAGCCAGGTCTTGGCGACGTACTCGTCGCGGCCCGACATCTCGCCCTGCAGGAAGTTGGCCGCCATCCGGGCGGTTCCCTCGACCCGGCCCGCGGTCGGCCCGCCAAGATCGCCCAGGGCCTCCAGCTTGCCGCCCAGCGTCGGCTCGCGGAACAGGTCGAGCGCCGCCTCCGAGGCCGCCGTGACGTCGGTCAGCGCGCCGAACACGCCCGACTGAAGTACGCCGCGCTGCAGCCTGGTCTTGAACGACAGCTCGCGATCGTCGCCACGCAGCCGGCGCTTCAACTCGTCGGACACCATGCCCATGCCGACCATCATCGCCGCGCCCAGGTAGAAGTTCATCGACCGCTCCTGTAGCCCGGAAATCAGAACCTTGTGCATCGAGCTCATGCCGAAGCGCAGGAACTGGGTGATCAGGGAGCCCCATTCGGTCGACGTCCAAAGCGGGCCCTCCCCCTCGCTGGGGGTGACGATCGCGCGCTGCACGTCCTTGTTCAGCGCCGCCCGGTAGACCTCCACCGCGACCGGGTTGTCCCATTCGGCGGTGTTGGCGATGATCATCCCGTCCTTCGGCGCGTCCGGGTCGTCGAGGCGCCACATCTGGCCGTCCTTGCGGATCCGGCCGTGGATCTGGACCTGCTCGGCGATCTGCTCGGCGTGAAACTTGCCGATGCCCGAGCGCGCCAGCTTGATCTGCTCCATCTGGCTGATCGTGCCGCGGGTCCAGTTGAGGCTTTCCTCGGCAATCCGGCTGCCGACGATCGCGCCGGTGACCGACTTCACCGCGCCGTTCCAGACGTTCAGGCCGTTGACGAAGGTCGCGAAGAAGACTGAGGCGCCCCACAGGTTGCGCTCGACCTTGGTGCGCTTGTACATCGCATCCGAGGCGTCGACCATCTGCATGGCCGTCAGCCCGAGCTCGAAGTCGAGCGCCTCGCCGGCGAGCCGGGTCTCCTTGGCGCCCAGCTGGATCGCCTCGAAGTCGCGGACCAGGGTGCGCAGCGGCCGTCCCAGGCCGCGGTCCAGCCCCTCGGTCATGGTGCCGCGGGCCAGGTCCGTGAAGGCCGAGATGGCGCCGGTGATCAGCGTCAGGAAGTTCCACACTTTCGCCATGCGGATCGCCCGGCTGGTCAGCCGGTAGGGGTCTTTCGGCAGCCCGTAATTGCCGCGGACCAGATCGCGCATGGCGCGGATGTCGTCGAGGATCTCCTTGGCCTTCCCGCCGGTGATGCCGCGCTTGGCAAGATCCTGCTCGATCTTCTCCAGGGTCATCCGCAGATCGACCTCGCCGAACTCGCGCATGAGCTCGATGTCGGTGCCCAGCGACCGGACATGGCTCGACAGCACCACGTCGACGTCGTCGACCAGAAACTCCTCGATCAGGCTGTCAGGGATGTCGAGACTGCGGCCGCGGGCCGCGCCGGCGACCCCGGTCTGGTCGGCGTCGAACGGGATGAACGGCCGGTCCTGGAGGATGTCGTCGACGATATCCTTGGCCGTCGTGGCCGCCTCGTCCGCCCTGGCGCCGCCGCGCACCAGCCAGTCGGCGATGATCCCCTCGAAGCGCGGCCGATCGTCCATGATCCGGTCGTGGCGGTAGACCCGCGGGAAGTAGCTCTTGGCGGTGGTGGTGTCGAGCTTGCCGGCGAGGATCGCCTCGTAGCGGCTCTCGGCCTTGACATAGGTGTCGTCGAGCCGCGCCTTCTTGCGCTGCATCTCGGCGATCTCGTCGGCACTCGCCCCGCCGCGCTTGGCCGCGGTGAGGGCCTTTTCCATCCTGGCGATCTGCTTTTCGAGACGGACGATCTCGTCCTCTGCGACCTTCTGGAACAGGCCGGTGTTGAGCGCCTCGTCGCGCAGCGGGTTGAGCACGTCGGCCCGGACCTTCTGCGCCGCCCGGGTGACGAACTCGTTGCCGTACGCGTCGACGTCGCCGCGCCGGAGCGCCTGGCCGACGCGGGCGCGGAACTCAGACAGGCCCATCACCGTCTGGTCGTTGCGCCTCTGGATCGACAGCCGCCAGGCGGTCCAGTTGGGCACCGCGCCGGCCCGGGCGCCGAGCATCTCGACATAGGCCTCGTCGACGCCGCGGCGGGTCTGCGCATAGCTGGCAAGCCAGCGCGACCGCCAGCGGCTGGTCACCGACTGCGGCGTCGAGAGGCCCAGGTAGTTCTTGTTTTGGATCATGCCGCCGAGATCGGCGAGCCGCGGCACCAGGTTGCGGACCTCGCCGCTGTCGACCGCCATCAGCCGCAGGATCGGGTTCCAGCGCCCGCGCTCGAGCCCGGTGCCGGTCGTGACCAGATCTTCCTCGCGGGCAAACAGGTCCGGTCCCTCGTCGTCGACGATGCGGGAGGACGCCGCCGGCGCCCCCTCCCCCAGCTCTTCGAGCCGGACGCTCGCCGGCCGGTCCGGCATTTCGTCGCCGAAGATCGAGGTGCGCTCGCCGGCAGCGCCAGCCTCGTCGTCGGCCTGCGCCTCGTCCCTCGACGCCGCTCCGGCGGCCGACGGCGGCTCGTCAAGGGGCATGCCGGTCTCCGGGTCGACCCGGGTCACCCCGTCGTCGCCGACCACCGTAGCCCGCCCGCTGACGCCTTCCTCGACGCCGCGATAAAGATCCTCGACCGCCCGGGCCCGGTCGGCCGTGCCGCGCATGGCGAACGGCGCCGCCAGCACGCCGGTCGCGGCGATCGCCGTGCCGCTCTCGGCCAGCGTGCGGGTATGGTCGGCCTGATGGAGCACCACCTCCTGCGCGCCGGCCCCGCCGACTACCGCCGCCAGGCCACGGACACCGCGGATCGACGCCATCGGCAGGCCGACCGGGTCCAGGATCAGCGCGAGGCCGGTGCCGCCGAGGCCGGCCAGCGGGTTGCCGTTGAGCACCGCCTGGCGCTCGCGCTCGCGATAGAGCTCCTGCAGGCGCCAGGTCGTCTCGGCGCGGCTGCGCGAGCCGGAGAGCAGCTCGAGGAGTCCGGTGTTGGAGCCGACGCGCTCGTCCTCGAGCAGGGAATAGCTCGGGTCCGGCGGGAAGCTGTCGTGCCGGCTGGCCGCGATATAGGCGTCGACAGCCATCTCGGCGATCGCCGCCGTCGCGCTCTCGCGCAGGATCGCAGCCTCGAACACCCGGCCGAGCGAGGCGTCGACATGGGTCGCGATCTCCCGCTGGAGCGATCGGGGTTGAGACGACGGCGCCGGCGCCTCCTGGGGCTGCCGGCGGATCTGGTCGGCGTAGGTGTAGGTCGTGCCGGTCATTCGATGCCCTCGCGCTCGAGCCATTCACGCCAGCCGGGATGGGCCTCGACCTTCGGGAACCACCCCTCGTAGCCGTCTGTGGTCAGCGGCACCAGATGGGGAAGGCCGCGATCGTCGACCATCCACACCTCGTAGAGCGGCCGGCCGCCGGGGCCGGTCTGGGCGGTGCCGGTCGCCTTCTCGACATAGATCCGGCCCTCGCCGAGCATCTGATCCCAGCTCTCACCGCCGATGCCGCCAAGCTGCTGGAGATCGGAGAGAAGGACCTCGCTGATCCAGTTCGGATCCATGTTGTCACCTTCGCCGTAGACCCGTTCGATCGGATCCGGCACCAGGCGCAGCCGGCCCCCGTCCGACGGACCCTGGAGCGACGACAGACCGTGGCCCGGCCGGCTGTTCGAGCCCCGCACGATCTCGGCCAGGGCGATGCGCTGGAGCGCCTCGGGCGTGGCGTTTGGGTGGTCGATGACGGCCCGGCCGAGGGCGCGCTGGTAGGCCTGCTCGCTCTGCCGCGAGATCGATACGCCGGGCGCGTCGGTGACCCCGATCATCGACCAGAAGCCGCCGGCCGCGCGCAGGTCGTTGCGCAGCGCCACCGTGGCCGGGTCGTACTGGCCGGGCCGGTAGCCGATCTCGCCGGTGATGTTGTTCCAGAGGCCGAACGACTTTTCGACCTCCTCCTCGACCAGCCGGCTCAGCGCCGGTCGCGCCACGGTCGAGCCGATCGCCTCGGGCGGCGTCGTCGCCGGGTCCTGGCCGAGCCAGTCGATCACCTCGTTGCTGTAGAGCCGCTCGCTGGCGCTGCGCGGGCCGCTGCCGGCCGCGTTCTGCGCCCGGGTCAGGATCGCCTGGTGGTCGAACAGCAGCCGCTCCGGGTCCTGGTAGCGTCGGGCCTCCTCCCAATAGGCCCGGGCGACCGGGTCCATCTCGCTCCAGAGGTCGTTCCACAGGGCGTAGTGATCGCCGTCATCGAGGGCGCGGATCAGGTTGAGGGCGCCCTGCTGGGCCGCCTCGTCGCCGCGGGCGCCGGTATTGGCAAGATCGATCAGGCGGCTGTGCACATAACCGGTCTCGCTGGCGCGGCCGATCTGGTAGGAGACCGCCGCCGGGTCCGTCAGGTCCCAAGGATCGACATTGGAGAGCGGTCCCCGCTCGGTCAGGACGTTGACCGAGCCGCCGTTGATCTGGATGTGCCGGTCGGTCTCCTCGTCGGCGTCATCGCGGCTCGGGGCAGTGCCGAGGGCGCCGCTAGCCCGGCCGACGATGCGCCGATCGATCGCTTCGATCTCGACCATCCGGTCGACCACGCCGCCGGCGAGCTGACCGGCGACGCGGTTCACGGTCGACGCCGGAAGTCCCTTGTTGATCTGGTCCTGGCGCCACTGTTCGATCGCCGCGCCGTCCATGAACGCCGCCGGGTCGGCCTTGATCTGCTGCTCGATCGCGGTCGCCGCCTGGGTCAGATCGTACATCTCGCCCGGGGTCAGCCGGCGGTTGCCGGAGCCGCTGGCGTTGCGCGCCGCTTGGAGCCGGCCGATCTGGGCAAGCACGCCGGAAGCGGCCTGGTTGCGCTGGTCGGGGTCGCGGATCGGATTGGCCGGGTCGTTCGCCCATCTGTTGATCAGGGAGTAGGCGGCGCCGGCGCCTCCCCTCTGGAATGCGGCGATAGCCTCCCGCTCCAGCGACGCGCCCTGTTCGACGATGACCAGGCCGTCGCGCACCGCCTCGAGGCGTTCCGGTGTCATCAGGTCCGGGTAGGCCGCCGCCATGTTCTCGGCCTCGGCCACGATCCGGGCGCGGATCGCGCCGATCTCGGGGTCGTTCGGGTCGTGCCGGATCCGATGATGCAGGTCGCCCATCAGGTTCTCGACCAGAACACCCTGCTCGCGGAAGCCGTTTTCACGGTCGAGCTGGAACTTCGCGTCGGCGATGCCGAGCCCGGTGCGCTGCGCCAGGTCGCGGGCCATCGCCTCGATCGTGCCCCGAAGCTCCGGGGTGGCGTCGGCCGCCGCGGTCGGCACATAGGCCGACGCCCAGGCCTCGAAGCCGTCCGGGTCGAAGGCGTGCTGCTGCGCCGCCTCGGCCATCGCGCCACGCACGTCGTTCTCGACAGCGGCGAGGTAGGAGCGCGTCGCCGCTTCGTTGAAAGCGCGGTTGAACAGCGTCGAGGGGGTGCGCAGCTCGATCGGCCGGACGGTGCCGTCCGGGTTGAACTTCACCGCCTGGAAGCCCGCCTCCTTGCCCTTGGCCTCGCTGATCTCGTAGAGCGTCCGGGTGACGCGCTCGTTGACGTCACCGAGCGCGCCGATCGCGGCGTCGTAGCTGCCGGAGTAGTCCTCGCCGCGGACCACACCGATCTGCTCGATCGGCACGCTGAGCTGGTAGCGGGGGCGCTCAACCATCAAAGAGGTTCCCGTACTTGTCCATGTTGGAGAACTCGCCGAACAGGGTGCCAGCCGCGCGGGTCAGTCCCGAGCGCCGGGCGACCGAGGCGGAGAGCCGGCGCTGGCCCGAGGCGCGGGAGAGCTGGCGCAGCTGGTTCGATCGGTTGATGTCGATGTAGCGGGTGTCGCGCCGCGCCTTGGAAAGATCGGCGAGAAGCAGCGATCCGGCCGAGCCGGCGAAGACGTCGATGCCGGAGCCCGCCGAGATCGCCTTGTTGGCGCCCATGATCGAGCGCAACTCGCGCTGGCGCTCGTTGATCTGCTGCTCGGCCTGCAGCCGGGCCAGCTTCTTCTGCTCGTCGATCTGCCGGGCCTCGAACTCCAGCGCGGCGGCCTGGGCCCGGCCCTGCTGGATCTGCATGCCGGCCGAGGCGATCGCCGAGATGGCGGAGAGACCGATCTTCCAGGCGGCCATCAGAGGGTCACCTCCAGGGTCATTCCGAGGATCGAGAGCGGCAGCGGCAGCGGCGCGAGAACCTCGACCTGGCCGAAGTCATCCCAGCCAAGCAGGTAGACCCGGTAGAAGCCGCTGCGGGCTTGCGGCGCGGCCTCGACCGGATCGGCCACCCGCCGCGCCGTGATCCGCCGGCCCTGGACCGAGAACGTCACGCTGTCGAGGATCCACATCATCGCCTGGTTGACCCGCATCTTGACGCCCTGGGTCGGCCCGGTGCCGACGTCGAGCGCCAGCGGCAGGGTCTTGATCCGAGGCACCACCGGCAGACCGACATCGGCGCCGGCGATCGCCGCGGTCGTCGTGTTCGGGATCGTGACCGCGCCGGAGGCATCGACCAGATAGCCGGTCTCGTCGCTGCCCGCCCAGACCGAGAGGCCGTCAACCAGCATGATCTTCTTGCCGGCATAGTGGGTGAGCCCGGTCAGGTCGACGTCGTTGCCGTTCTGCGTCGCGGTGTAGCCGGAGAGCGGACGGGCATAGTCGAGGTAGAGGTCGTTGGTGAAGCGCTCGATGAACCAGCGGTCGGTGCCGTCGATGGTCCGCTTGATCAGAGCGTAGAGCCGGGTGTCGAGCACCCGCACCGCCTCGACAACGCCGTCGAAGGTCCAGCGCACCCAGCCGGCGATGCTCTCCTTCCGCAGCGACAGGAACTGCGCCAGGGTGCCATCGGCCATCGCCACGTAGGCGTACTGCTCCTCGGTCTCGAGGCCGGCGTAGCTGGCGTCCATGTCGACGACGGTCTTCAGCAGGTGCTCGGCCTGGAGCGTCAGGCTGTCGGCGACATAGGCGCTTTCCGTGTCGGTGTAGAGGAACTCGCGGATCGCGGTCGAGTTGCGGTCGGCGAACAGCACCGCGCCGTCGAACACGATCGGCCGTACGGTCGAGCAGCCATAAGGCGTTTGGAGCCGGATCGACACGCTCAGCGGTGTGATCGCCCGGCTCTCCAGCTGCGGCATGTAGAACTCGCCAGCGTCGGCCAGGATGATCAGGTGGCGGTTCGAGACGACGTAGCGGATCTGGCTGATCTGGTCGCTGTCGAGCTGCACCGCAATCGCGTCGTCGTCGGCCACGTCATCGACCTGCTGGGTGTTGAACAGCGGCATGCCGAAGTTGAAGAACTCGCCGAGGCGCGAGGCCCAGACATGCGTGGTTAGGGTCTTGTGCCCGGACAGCCAGAGCCGCTGGTCGTGGAATGCCGCGGTCGACGGGTAACCCCAGCGATCCGAGAACACCTGGTCGTCCCACAGCGCGACCGAGAAGGGGCCGACGATCGTGGTGCCGGTGACCGTCGTCTCGGCGCCGTCGTTCGAAATCACCTTCTCGTTCTCGAAGCCTCGGCTCGAACCGATCATCATCACGTCAAGCCGGGAGATGCTGGGAACTGCGGCGACGTAGCCGACCGCCTTCGAGTTCTGCCCGACGATGATGTCGCCTTCCTTGAAGCCGTAGGTGCCGTTGACGCTGAGCTCCATGCCGTCGGGCAGCCGCTCGCGCACCGTGCCGGTCGCGGAGGTGCCGCTGGCGACCGCGGTGATCTCGATCTCGCGGTCGAGGTATCGCACGATCGAGCCGACATGGTCGGCCGTGAAGTAGCCGGCCGAAGTCGGCCCGGAGAGTGTCACGGTGATCGAGCCGGTATTGCCCGAGACCGACATCTTATCGTCGGGCCCGGCGAACTTGTAGTAGGGCTGCCGGATCGGCCACCCCGAATTGAAGCGGTCGAAGGCGAACAAGCTGATGTCGAAGTTGCTGCCGTCCCAGCGCACCACCCGCGGCTTGAAGGTCTTGTGCAGGACGATCATCGTGTCGCCCGACTGCAGCACGCCGAGCTCCTTGACCTCGCCGTCGGTCCAGGGCTGGCCCGTGAAGGTGACCATCGTCCCGAGCAGGCCGTCGCCGTCGACCGGCCAGATCCTGAGCTCGCCGGCGACGAACAGCATCAGGAAGGAGGCCCCGGTGCTGTCCTTGAACCGCTCGAGCCGGCCCTTGGTGGCGCCGGCGCCGGTCATGATCGACGTCACCTCGAGCTCGGCGACGGTGCCGGGCCGGCGGGTGACGCCGCCCTGCATCATCAGCTGGAAGTCGTCGACGACCTCGGCGCCGCCCGCATAGACTTGGGTGTCGGTGCGGCTGAGCAGCTTCGGCGAGAGAGCTCCGCGCTGGAAGCTGGTGTGCTGGTAGGTGACGTTGAGGGTCTGGTCCGGGGTCGCCATCGGCTCACCTCACCGCCAGGACGCCGCCCTTGCGGATGCGCCGGGTGGTCTGCTGGGTCGCGTCGAGGTTCTTGGCAATGCGGAACATCGCGTTGGCCTCTTCCTCGCGGCGGGCCGACGCCTGTTCCTTGTTGGTCAGCGCCTTCATGAAAACCGCCTCTAGACGGTCGATCACCGCATCGACGAAGTAGGGCGGCCACTGGCCCTCGGGCACGCGCCAGATGTATTCGAGGATCAGCGCGGTCGAAGCGTTGTCGACCTCGGTGTAGATCTCATCCTCGTACCGATCGAAGTCGATCTGCACGCCGCTCTGCTTGATCGACTGGACCAGCAGGCAGTCTGCCGGGACCTGGTAGCGGTACTTCCACGGCGCCTGCGCATCCTCGCCCAGCTTCGACAGCTCGACCCGCTTCGCGGCGAACCGCCACGGGTAGCGCGTCAGCAGCGAGACGACCTCGATCTCGTAGTTCTGGTTGGCGATCAGCGCCTCGGTGGTGTCCTCAGCGAGCGAGGAGATGTTGTTGGCGCCGATCCGGGTGAGCGCGGCCGAGCAGATGTTCGGGGCGTTGATGACGTAGGTCGACATGGCGGCCTCTCGCAGACGCGGACGGCGTCACCATCCAGCGATCCGCTCCGGCCGCCAATGCATTGCCGCCCGGACACGAAGAAGGGGAGAAGGCGGCGCCGCCTCCTCCCCTTTCGTCATCGCCCGGGGGAAGGGATCAGACGACGACGGTGAGGTTCGTCAGGGTGATCACCCCGCCAGTGTTGATCACGCCGTAGACATGCATCCCGGGCGTGCCGTCGGTCTCGACCACCGCCAGGATGACGTCGCTGGTGTTCATGAAGTCGGCCATCTCGTCGAAATAGCCCGAGGTGTCGACGTCGGCATGGGTGTCGACGGTCTTGTAGAGCCAGAGCGTCTGACCGTTGCCGCCGCCGATGCGGTGCAGGTTGGTGCGATCGAAAGCCATCGGTCCCTCCTTACGGGGTCACGTCGACGACGACTTCGTAGGCGCCGGCGGCGTCGATGATGCAGGAGCCGAGCGACATCGACGTGGCGATGAACCAGGCCTGCTCCTGGCCCTGCCAGGTGACGTCCGTCTGGATTTCCTGCTGGACGCCGGCACCGACCGCGGAGCGGTGATAGGCCATCGTGCGCTCGTCGCCGGTGCCGTCGGTCTTGACGCCCGAGTGGGTGAACCAGAAGAAGCCGAGCCACCGCTTGGCGGTCATCCCGCCCTTGTAGGGCAGCGCCTCATAGCCGATGTAGTCCGTCTTCACGAACTGATCGACCTGCATCAGCAGGTTCCAGGTCTTCGGGCCGACGCACCAGTAGCGGTTGCCGTCGTCCGGGATGTCCCCGGCGTTGAAGGTCTCCTGGATGTTCAGCGGCAGGGTCGCCTGGCCGCCGGACGAGAACGCCTGGGCGTTGCTCGAGGCGTACTTGGTCGACCCGCCCGAGCCGGTCGCCTGGTAGTACGCCGTCATGATCACCTCGTCGGTGTTCCGGCCGTGGGCATATGCCTCGGCGTTCGCCACCGCCTGGCGCTCGTCGATGTTGGTCTTGAGCAGGTCCAGCTTGTCGACGAACTCGCCCGCGTAGTAGTCCTCCATCGCGCAGTCTACGTAGGAGTGCGGCAGGTTCATCGGCGGGATCTTGCCGTGCCGATCCTTCTTGGTGGCCACGCCCTTGCCCACCTTCTGGAACCGGGTCTTCTCGCCGGGCTGGAAGGAGCGGTTGCGCACGGTGTTGCGCAGCTTCGAGCCCATGCGCTGATAGGCCTCGTGAACGTCCGCACCGAAGTGCTGGACGAAGGCCTGGTCGATCGTCGGGGCCGGCATCTTCGCCTCCGTCAGGGATCACGGATCTGGTCTGAGACGGTTGTCCGTCCCTGGCCTGATCCGGTTGTCCCTTCCGGGGCCGGTGGCGTCGGGATCGCGGGCCGTAGCATTCGCGGCGATCGTTGCCGCATTCGCCCGCAACGTTCAATGCATCGACATGAGAAAGCCCCCGCTGTCGGAACAGCGAGGGCTTTCGGAACAGTCGCGGGCAACCCCGTCTGCAAGTGGACGTCCAGGATAGCTCAGCCGTAGAGCTTGCGCCAACCCTGCTCGATCTGCCTGATGAAGTTCTCGTCGCGCCGGTTTGGATCCCAATAGCGCGGATCCTGCATCATCGACCGGAGCTCATGCTCGGTCACCGCGGCCTGGGCGGACGGCCCGCTCGGGCTCGCCAGGCCGTTCTGCGTCGGCTCGCCGGTCTGCGCCTGGATCCACTCGACAAACTCGACCGCCTCGGCGGTGTCGGCGATGCCGATGAACCAGTCGGCGATCCCCTTGGGCATGTTCGCCTTGATCCAGTTGCCGGCGGCCTCGAGACGGGCCTCGCCGTTCTCGCCCAGCTTGGCGACCTCCTGGCCGTGGTCGGGCAGCAGGGACGCCATCGAGCCGACATAGGCGTTGACCAGCTTGGTCATCTGCTCCTGGGTGAGGCCGGCCTCCTTCGCCACCTCGACCGCGGTCTGGAACAGCGGGTCGCTCTCGTCCGGGGTGAACTCGAAGCCTTCCGGCAGCTCGCTCGGCGTCAGCTCGTAGGCCTCCGGCACGCCGGCGCGCATCTCGTTGATGATCTCGGTGCGCAGATGGTCGTTGCGCGTCGACATCTTGCGTTCGAGCTCGCCGTAGCTCTCGAACACCTTGGAGAGATCGACCTGGCCGTCCTTGGCGAACTTCTCCGGCACCCAGTCGGGGCGGGGGTCGCCGAACTTCCAGAGGTGGAGGTCCTGGCCCTCGGCGGCCGGGGCCGAGCCGGCCGGCAGGCGGCCCGCCTCGCTCGGCATCGCGCCCGCATCGGACGACGCGGGAGCAGCGCCGGCGCCGTCCCCCTCCGGCGCGCGCAGCGGCAGCAGGTAGCGGTAGATGATCATCCCTTCTGGTTCCTCTTCGCATGGCGCTCGGCACGATCCTCAAGCACGCGCACCACCCATCGGATCCCTTCCTGGTAGGCGTACTCGGTCGCCGAGGCGCCCGGTGGGACGAGACGCTTCCAGGCGAGCGTCTCGAGGTAACGCCGGAGCTCCTGGCCGGCGCCGGTCTGCAAGGCGTGGAACACCGCGTCGTCGATCGCGTCGTCCTGGCGAGCCGTCAGCGGCAGGCCGTCGATCGCCGTGCGCTGGCTGCTCATCGCTGATCTCCGGTCTCGCCGCGGTGGCGTTCCTGGTGCGCCTGGCGGTCCTGCGCGCGCTGCATATAGACCTCGTAGTGGCTGAGCGGCCGCGTCGGCGCCGGCTGGCCGCCGGGCACCAGCTTGAGCCCTTCGTGAAGCCGACGCAGCAACTCCTCGCCTCGTGATAGGGTCGGCATCAGCCGCCTCCGCTCATTCGCGGCGGCGCCCCGGCCTGCTGGGCGGTCTGCGCCGCCTGGGCGAGGATCTGCGCCGCCTCTTCGGGGCTGCGCACCAGCTTCTGCGGCACCCCCAGCTTCTCGGCGTTGTAGCGGGCGATCTCCTCCGGCCGGCTGACCATAGCGGCCATCTCCGGCCCGTAGGTGCCGACCAGGTCGGAGACCCACATCTGGACGTTCCGGACGTCCTCGTAGTTCTGCGCCTTCGACAGCGGTGAGGTGGTGTTGACCGTGACCTCGCGGCCGTCGACCTGCGGCAGCTCGATCCGGCCGGCGTCCTTGAGGAGGCGCACCACTCGCTTGATCGTCGGGTAGACCGCCTCGTTGATGATCCGGGCGTAAGGGCTGCCGATCCGCCGCGCCAGGTCGGCCATCCGCTCGGTGACCTCGGTCGCCGACATCGGCGTGCCCGACGGAGCGCCCAGGGTCTCGTCGTAGAGCGCCCGCTTGATCTCGAACTTGAGGTTCTCGAGGATCAGGTTCGAGACGTCGAACCGGCTGCCGGGGGTCAGCGGCTCCATGCCGGTGGTGCCCGGCGCCCGGGG